ATCCACTCGGAATATCGGCGGCAACCGGATCGGTTGTCTTCGTGTTCATCTTAATTTGACCAGCCTGAAACTGAGTATATTCAGCATTAGTCAAATGATAATATTCACTGGCTGTACCACCCTGCAAGCTGTTAAGGCTGTTATGGGTATAGGCAGCTAACAAAGTATGTTCTGCTAAAGTAAAATGGTAATATTGGTTAGTCGTACCACCTTGCAGCCCAGATAAGTTATTGTGAGGTCCGGCCGTTAGAGCAGCCCATTGAGCTTGAGTGAGGTGGTAATGTTCTCCAGTTGTTCCTCCTTGAATCGAACTAAGGAGTTCGTGATTTCTGTTTTGAATATCACCAATAGACGATCCAGCAAAATCAATATTAGCCCAAGGAACAATACCACCCTGACTCACAAACGCCTGAAGCTTCGTGTACCAATCAGTCCACGCATAACTACCATCAGGGGATTTAACCGGTGGTGGCGGTAGAGGGTTAGCCATTACGAAGCTCCGTTGTTAATATTTACTTCCATACCTTCTAGACGCATAGGAGTATTATCAGTGTGAGTGAGTCGGAAAGCACGTCGCCTAAACTTGCCTAATCGTCTGGTAACAGGAAGATAAGTAGAAAGCTGGATAGTGCGAGGATTGCTCCAAGTTCGATAATCATCATCAGTCCACTCCAGAGTAAGCGACGAGTCGCCACTTAACGGCCAGTCACCATACACAGAAGCTCTTGACATATCCTTGCGGTTCATGTTATCGAAATCAAGTTTTAGGGTTGTCACCTGTGTTTTAATAGATCTCCCATCATCCTGATAGGTTTGATCATCCAACAGATAGATGGCAGCATTAGACTCATTGCCAAGCATATACGGGAAACCCTTGTTGCTATCACAGGCAAATTTACCTACAAATACTACTTGGTTCCCACTACCATCTGTGCTCGACCACTCAGACCACAGCTTGCTCTCAAAGTCGTACACCCAAGTACGACCACTGGACGCTAGGCGAAGAACATAGAATTTATGCCCAGAGGATCGAATGCAATATGCATTTGCCAGCGAGAGCTGGTCTCCCTCATCGTTAAGGCTGTTAATCACAGCTTCCGTAGACACTTCCTCAGGTTTAAACCCATCAATCACCCATACAGAACGTCCACCGTTCTGCGTGGTTCCCACCATCATTACTTCCTTCTCTGTCTGCACTACAGTGAGTGGAGCAGGAGTACCAAACTGCTGCACAGCCGATTCATTACGCTGTAGCGGACTGCCGGTAGCGTTCCCCAAGTCATAGAAGAATTCCACAGAACCACTACCCACAACAACTACATAGTTGTTGTTCTTGGTGAGACAGACAATGTTGTCAGGATACATTTCAGCAGTGATGAAGTTGCCGGGAGTCCATGCAAGAGCATTATCCAAATCGCTGTTGTATACATCCGCTGTAGCTGCCTTAGCCACAAACAAATACCCATCCATTGACACAGGGAAGGGAAGATGTGGCGTAGGGAAGTCGGCGTCTGTAATCTGTGTAGCTGTATTAGCTACAGGATTAATCACCCATCCCGTAGAACCAGTGAGTAAGATAACAGATACGCTAGTTGTCAGGTGAATCGTAAAGCCCACAGCATTGGGGCTGTCTGCAATGCCAGTTTGTATCGACGTTAGGCTGACACCGTTGTAAGCATAGAGCGTAGTACCCACCACAAAATACATTTGATTGGTAGTGTCCTCATAAATGCAACCACGAGCAACCCCTGCTGCCGGACTATTCACCCGCTTCAAACCATCACGTTTCTTTAGGTAATATTTCTTTGCCTCAGTTACACGAGACAAGATTTGTTCAGTAAAGCAATTGAGGAACCGCTGATCTTTGGAAGAAGCTGTTCCGCTACGCTGCTGTGGCATCCCAACTAAAGGGAATCTCTTAGTATCATAAGTATCTTGAGTTGGTGTTTTAGAAAAAGCCACAATAGTTCCTTATAGATCGTTTCCTTCCATATTCATTGTCCAGTCAGGCATAAAGCGAATGGAGCCTTCTTCCGTACCATAGCTGAGAGCCAAGTCTTTATACATCATGGCATCTTGCTGCAGAGTACGGCGATCAGCAAGAGCTACACCATATTCAGGAGACAAGTCATAGGCTAGGCCATAGATGATGGCACGAGTCCAATAGTTAGGGAAGTCAGGTTCATCTGTACTATTGTCAAAGTCTTCAAAGGGCCGTTGATAGGTAATCTCAATGGTGTAGTTCGCTGCTACAGTTGCGTCGGGAATAGGCCAGAACTTCAGAGTGCCATATTTAGAGAATGGTTGATAATATACCTGTACAGGAACACCCGTGGTGGTCTGGAAGTTAGACAGCAACTTAAAGTCATAGTCTGTGTAGATGTTCAGAGGAACACGATTGCCCCCCTGTGTAGCTACACGAATAACCTCCACAACCTTCATGGGCATGGGAGTATCAATGGTCTTGCCCGGCCCAATGTCATACGTCATAGTGTTAGCAGTGAGGGAGAATGTGTAGGTTTTCATTGCCCACACAGGCATCCCATCTGCTCGCCAACTTTGAATAAGAGAGTTTAGTGCTTCGGCTGCATAGCCAATTTGTGTTGCGTTGGGGGTTTCACCTTCAGCAAAACCCACCTTACGGAGAGCAGCCGAGATGATTTGGTCCCGTTGTAGTTGCCAAGTAGTATCGCCGCTCGTGCTCACTTATTACTCCTTTTTGTCTCTAATCAGTTCTTCCAGCTTATCAAATCGGTGTGACATTTCCACCTTAAGTTCACGAAGATCATTTTTATGTACGTAGTCTTCACGTGTCTTTTGTAGCTGAATTTGCAATTCTTTTAAATCTTCTCGTTGTGCTTTGACCCAAATACTAATTCCTGTCATCACCATCCCCAGAAGGATTTGTACTGCCCAAGATAAGTCCATTACGCGCCCCCATTTTTGACTCCCTTGACCTTTTCATACGACCGATAGGCACCTAGACCTAACATCCCCGTGAGATTAACCATGAGCACTTCGATAGGCATTTCCGGCATTACTGGAGGATGGCCAATAATGAGCGAAACAACCGTTGAAACGCAAGGAAAAATAATTACCTGCAGGGATAACCCGACCCCGCAAATCCATCCAATAAAAGGTCTCCAACCGGAGACAAATCCACGTTCGCTGGCTGCTTCTACTTTATTTATGTCAGCCTGCATTTGCTTCTCTTGTAGAGCAGCATCAATCTCCTTAAAGGCATCTGCTTGTTTGATTTTCATCATTTCAATAGATGCCTGCGCTTGAGCTTGTGGGTCTGGGATATACTTATTTAAGATCTTCAACCCTTCAGCGATAATATCATCCAGACCGAACGCCATTATTTTCTCCTAAATGGAGTGTATGAAAACACCAAAGGAACCCTCCATTCTGGCCCCCAAGGTTTGTCAGACCAATGGTCTTGTTTCCAGTAGTTCCACGCTTTCCATCCCAGTTTCAAACTACCCCACTTTCCATAGTAGGTATAGTTGAATTGACCATCTGGGCCTTTAGCATAGAACACATCTCTTTCTGCTGTTTGTTCATATTTAATCACTGTCCAGAGGGCCGGATCGAAGGGACGGCCCAATACCCAGTAACTAAAGCCATATGCACTGTTTCTATAGAGCCATTTGGTTCGTTGCCACCAGCGAGATACCAATCCAGTGGGTTGTTTATACCCAGTGTATTTATCTTGCCATCCTGCATCTAGAGAGGCATCGAATGTTTGGAACCATTTGAGTTTGGCCGGGAGCCATCCAGCTTTGTCAGCAAAGACAGCCGCCCACCAATCTATTAGAAACCATGACAATAAACTAACAAGAAAGTCACATAATGCTAAGATAGGATACATTACATACGGGCGTTATGAAATAATGTACCAGAACCCGTCTGCCGTAAGATCCAGATGACACTACGGCCGGCAACAAGGGCAGCATTTAGTGCCCATACTCCTGATACATGATCCGTTGTATTTCCATTGTTACTAAGAGAGTTTAATGAAGTGACTGTACTACCATCAAAAATATCAATTGTTCCACTAGAAGTCACAGAAGGTGCCACTCGCATAGTTACAGGAAGTTTCCAAGAAAATACAATTGACGTTGTAGACGCCTGCACAAGTCCGCCACCAAGATAGAAATCATTAGGAGTGGGTGCTGACGTAATTTTCCAAAAATATCGTTGGCAACGAAGTAATTCTGCAGAATAATCTATAGATTGAAATGGCAGTAAAATTGGATTATCCGACCACTGTACATCAGTAATATTCAATTGCCTATTCACTGTATCCAGCATATTACTTTGAGTATTAGAAGCAATAAAGTTACCTGCTTGCCAAGCACCTAAAGTAGAAGTTTGAAAGGTCGTACCAGATGAGTGGCAAAAGGATACTGATGCACTCCATGAAGTATCAGTAGTCCATGTTCCGGTAGTATCTCCAGGAATAAATAAAGTATAATCAGTTGGAGTAGTGGTTACGGCAAAACTTTGTACAAAAGAACGATTTGCCGCTGTGCCATTACGAATAGCTACAGAAGCAGTACCAGATTGAGAAGCAGATGCCCTCCAACGTAACCAACTTCCTTTTGCTGAGGATGTTCCATACAGCAGACGGCGGTTATGATTACCTTCTACTCGCTGTTCAAAAAATAGAAAATCTCCTGCCGCTAGAGATGCTTTAGCCGTAGTTGTCTTCATAAACATATGTGAGATATCATATGAAGATACTGTACCTGTAGTTACTCCAGTTTGCATTGCTGCTGTAGCAGCAGTAAAGGTAACATCCCATTGATCTGAAAAATAAGAGCCGCCTGTTACAGGAGTAGTTGTCTCCTGCTGGATTGACCCATGTGGATTAATAATCATATTAACAAATCGATTACCATAGTTGTTAAATGCAGTTTGCACATAACCAGAAGTGGCAATGGAAGTGTCGTTATCCCCAAGAGCAGGTGTCGGAGCCTTGGGGTCTCCGGTGAAAGTAGGAGAAGCAATGTCCGCTTTCAGAGCATCCGCTGCAATTACTTTCGAGTAGATATTACCAAATGCTTGAGCAGTGGGGCGGAGTTCAAACAAGCATCCCGCAGGATAGGAGTGAGCAGCCGTACTTTCTTGGCTACGCACAATAGTGAGAACATCACCAGAACGAGCCGTAACCTTGACAATTTCAAATTGACCAAAGCCCGGATCAGCCGAGATAGTGTTAACAATTGTGGCAGCAAAGAACTGAGCACCAGACAAGCTAGGGAACAACGCTCCCGTACCAGTAGCCACAGTGATTGACGTTGCTCCAGAACTAATAGTTGCAGGAACAGTCGTAGTGGCATTGTTTGTAAACTGTTGGTCTTGAGTAATTGCCATAATTAATTAAACGTAATCGTCCAGATGATGTTAAGAGTATCACCAGCAGCCTTAATAACACTAATGGCCGTGGACCTAGAAAGCATGGTGCCACCAGAGCTAGCATTGAACAAACCAGCTTCGGCAATGGTGCCTGTGCCAGTACCCGGAGGGAACGTAGCCTGATAAATAACGTTGTTAGTGGAAGGGCCCGTCGAGGACAAAGCCACACGACCAAGTTCAGCACCAAGGGTTGTGTTACCCAGAGCAGGAGCAGTGCCACTAGAACCAACAGCCATATGGCTCA